CGGTAGCGGTTCAAGTTTTTTCCCAAGGCGTTATTACATCAGCCGCCAGTACAGCACTTCTGTTGCCATCAACACGGGAGTGCCTTCTTCCGGGAAAATTTCAATCTCACAATTATACGGAGCAAGAAACCCATGATCATTAAATATATTAAATAGGATAACATATGTCAACACTACAACACACTACTGAAACGGGGGTATCTATGGTAACTAAAGCCGCTGCACCCGTAACCGTTTCCCTAGCCACTGTTGCTGGCTACCAAGTATCTGAAATCCTTTTATGGTGTACTCTTATATATACCGTACTTATGATATGCCATAAACTATATTCTATTTATAAGGATGTTACTAAATGACCTTTTCTTTTAGTCAAAGAAGTAAAGATAAATTAGCTACTACTCATGAAAAACTACAAACATTATTTAACACAGCTATTACTAATAGTCCATTTGACTTTGGTATTACCCAAGGCATCCGTACCAAAGAAGAACAACAGAGATTATTTAATGAGGGTAAATCTCAAACATTAAATAGCAGACATCTTACGGGTAAAGCTGTAGATATTGCTGTGTTTGTTAATGGTAAGTTAACTTGGGAATTTGATAAGTATAAGCAGGTAGCTGATCATATTAAGCAGGTAGCTACCGAACTTAATATACCTATTGTTTGGGGTGGGGACTGGAAGTCTTTTAAAGACGGCCCTCATTTCGAACTCAATAAAAAGGAATATCCATGATAGCAGATGCATTACTAGGTTTTGGTGGAAAACTTTTAGATAAGTTTTTCCCAGACCCTATTCAAAAAGCAGAGGCACAAACCAAGTTAATTGAATTAGCTCAATCAGGTGAATTAGCTAAGATGGCTAATGATACTGATCTATACAAAACAGAACAAAATAACTTAACAGCCAGACTTCAAGCAGATACTGCTACAGACAGCTGGTTGCCTAAGAACATTCGCCCACTTACCTTAGTATATATTTTAGTCGCATATTTGTTACTTGCTATCCTAGATGCGAGTGTTTTAGACATTGCTGATTCATTTGTAGAGCTATTAGGTCAATGGGGTATGCTAGTCATGAGTTTCTATTTTGGTGGTCGTACATTAGAAAAAATAATGGATATGAAAAACCGGAAGTAACCGGTACCTAATAGGAATTAAAATGATAGAATATATGGGTGAAAAGTTTGAGGGTTACAACAAACCTAAACGTACTCCTAATCACCCTACCAAATCACACGTAGTACTTGTTAAAGAAAATGGCAAAGAAAAGATGATTAGGTTTGGTGAGCAAGGTACACAAGGAAGCCCCAAGAAAGAAGGTGAGTCTGAATCATACCGTAAACGAAGAGAATCTTTTAAAGCACGGCATGCAGCAGATATTGCTAAGGGTCCATTAAGCGCAGCTTATTGGGCAAATAAAGTCAAGTGGTAATAAGGACTTAAATGAAAAGAGTACATAAGCAGCGTAATGAACGTATTCAACGTGATGAGCGTTCATTTCATATTCAACCTAAAACGGAAAATCAACGGTTACTACTAGATGCTATCCATGAATTTCCTATTACCGTCACTCTAGGCGCTGCTGGTGTCGGTAAAACTTATTGTGCTGCTTCTAAAGTAGCTCAACTATATTTAACAGGTAAGTATGATCATATTATTCTTACCCGAAGTAACGTACCAACCGGAAGATCTTTAGGTTTCTTTCCCGGTGATATTAATGAAAAACTAACGCCTTGGCTATTACCATTAATTAGCGTAATTCAAAAACAATTAGGTAAAACTAAATATGACTATATCTTAGAAAAAGATATTTTACAATTACAGCCTCTTGAAACTATTAGAGGTAGATCATTTGAAAATTCTTTAGTTTTAGTTGATGAATGTCAAAACCTTACAATAGAAGAATTAAAAGCAATAACAACTAGACTCGGTGAAAACTCTAAGATGATTCTTATGGGTGATGCCACTCAATCAGATATTGATAATGGATCGAACATTATTAAATTCTGTAAAATCTGTGAAAAGCATAATATTGAAATTCCTATTGTACGTTTTACAGTAGATGATATTGTAAGATCAGATATTGTTGGGCAACTAGTAAGAGCATTTATTAAAGAAAAGATTTAATATGGAGATCGTATATGGCAGAACAAATTAAACAATTAGGTGCTGGTGGTTTAAATACAGATACACCCCAAATGATCGTACCACCAAACACCTTTACAGATGTTCTTAATGTACGATTTTATGATGACTCAGTTCAAACAACTACAGGCGAAACCACAAGCAATGTAGTAAGCATTGCCCCCGATTTCGGGGTTCATTGGAGAAGGCCTGATCAAGGCTATAATATATTTGCTAAGAATGGTAACTTTATCAGAATAGATTCTGCAGGTAATCAATCAAGTATGTTTAGTTCAGCAGGTTCTGAATACACAAACAGTGATTGGCAATTCACTTACTTTAATGGTGGATACGCTATTGTGTTTAATAATGGTAAATCAACTCCATTATACTGTTTATATGGTAGTGTTAATGCAGATAATGCTTTGCAACCATTACCTAATTGGAATTATTCTGTAGGTCTTACCGTAACTGCTAAGGTAATCAGAGCATTAAACTATTCATTAGTTGCAGGTAACTTGACTATTAGTTCTAGTGGTACAATTACTTATGCGCCTGGTACTATCCGAGTGTCAGTTCAAGCGCCCACAGGAGGTATACCCCAAACATGGCAACCGGGTTTAACTACAGATACTGCCGACGAATTTGAGTTATCTTCAACATCACCAGTACTTGATATGGCTAATCTTAGAGGTAATATGTTTATCTATACCTCGGATAGTATTAGCATGTTGTCAATTAACCAAGGCAAGGCTAACGTATCTGGGTACTCAGACTCATATGGTATACTAAACACAGATTGTGTAGTTGAGTTTGAAGGTAAACATTTTGTTGTAGATAACAATGATATTTATATTCACGCAGGTTCAGGACAAATTGAACCTATTGCGGACGGTAAAGTTAAAAGATATTTCTTTCGCAATCTAAATAGATCTTATATTAATAAAGTACAAGTAATTAGGAATCCATTTTATAAAGAAATTTGGATTAACTACCCTAAAGGTAATTCTACTGTTTGCACTGAATCATTAATCTTTAATTATAAGAGTAATACCTGGACTAAAAGACAATTAGCAAATGTGTCTTGGATGTTTAATGGGCCAAGCAATATTGCTAATCAATGGCAATATAGTAATAAAGTATTGTATATGACTACAAACAATACACAAACATTAGTTAGTGACGATTCTTATCTGATGTGGAATGGTACTGCATTAACAGCCTATGAATCATATGTTGAAAAAAGAAAACTAAATACCGGTCAAGTTGAAGGTAGCACTTTAATTAATTCTTTATATCCAGTATTTGACATGGTACCTGTTGATTCCCAAATTAGTATCTATGTAAAAAGTCAAAATAATTATATAGATAATCCTGACTATACCTCAGAAGACTTATTTATATTTGAACCTAATAATCAAAGATCGCAAGGATACAAGATTGATCCACGAGTTAACGGTCGTATTATGAATTTTAAAATATCCTCTATGGGTAGTTGGAGATTACCATTATATGCATTTGATGCCAAAGCAGCTGATCGGAGATAATTATGTTTTTAATACCACCATACACGGGTAATGCTGACTTAGATTCTTATTTATATAACGTATACTTAGGGATTAACTCACTACAAGAATCCCAAGGTATCAGTGTAGATGAAGGTACAGGTATTATTACCGATCCCAATAATAATATATTGGGGTTCTTATATAGGTACCTCAGCATTAAGTATGCTGACGATAATTTAGGTACTGGACTTTCGGATGTGCCTACAAGTAAACTATATTTTGGAGTATATAATACTGAGCAGTCTGTAGAATCGGTTAACCCTGCAGATTATACTTGGATCGCTGTTGATGGTGGATTTAGTACTGATAAATTGTTATGGGTTTTAAAACAAGGTAACAGACAAGTAAGCTTTTTTGTTGGACCCGAGTATCCAGATGAAGCTAGCTGGATATTAGCTCCAGTTAGATCTTTAGACTTAGATAGGTTAACTGTAGAATACAATAAATATTTAACAGTACGTTATGCGGATGATTCTGCAGGTAATGGTTTATCTACAAGCCCTTTAAACAAAAAGTTCTATGGCATCTACACTAATACTAATGAAGTAGCTTCTACCAATCCGAATGATTATGAATGGTCCCCTTTCAGTTTTGGAACTACATTCGAATTATACTACCGTTGTTACGGCGGTAGAAGTATTGATATCCAACCCTATGAAAATAAACCTGTTGGCTTATTACTACTTAAAGACAATACCTTTTTAAATTTAGATGTAATTACTTTTAGTGTTACAGATAAAATTGGTGTCATTAATGAGTTACCATTAAGTATTATATCACCCACTCGGTACCTATTAGTAAAGTATGCAGATAGCGCTACAGGTACAAACATTTCATCAACACCCACGGGTAAAACATATTTTGGGTTGTTAGCTTCAGATGTATTATATGATAATATAAATCCAAATGATTTTATTTGGTTTAACGCTAATGGTTCTTTTGGATCTGAGTCTAAAAAACTTTGGTTTAGAAGTGTTGGTAACAATATAATTACTTTCAGT